ATTATGGATCGTAACGAATGTTCACGTCTGATTGAAGCATTGCAAAAAGGTACAGTTACTGTAACCTTTCAAAAAATTGACTCTGATGAAATAAGAGTCATGCCTTGTACCCTCAACCCTATTGTTTTAGAAGCCAATAATCAAGCTATTTCAGTTGATAAAATTGACGCTGAATCTCATCACTTGGCTGTATGGTCTCTTGATAAAGATGCATGGAGATCGTTCCGTGTTAATACAGTTCTTGGTTGGGAGGTACTTTAATGTCTGAGTTTCTTTGGGTTGAAAAATATCGTCCACAGACAATTCAAGACTGTGTTTTACCAATTTCAATTAAGAAAACTTTTGGAGATATTGTTAAAGGAGGTGACCTACACAATATGCTTCTTGCCGGCACGGCCGGTCTTGGTAAAACTACAGTCGCGAAAGCGCTGTGCAACGAACTTGATCTAGATTATTTATTAATCAATGGATCCGAAGAGTCTGGGATTGACACGTTACGTACTAAGATAAAGCAATTCGCAAGTTCTGTTTCTCTTCAAGGTGGCTACAAAGTAGTCATCTTGGATGAGGCAGATTATCTTAATGCGCAATCTACTCAACCAGCATTACGTGGGTTTATCGAAGAATTCTCTGGTAACTGCCGGTTTATTATGACATGCAACTTTAAGAATCGTATTATAGAACCATTACATTCTCGTTGCACAACTATCGATTTTAATGTTTCAAAGAAAGACAGTGTTAAGCTATGTGGTCAATTCTTACAGCGTTGTACACATATCCTTGATACCGAAGGTGTTACATACGATGAACGCGTAGTTGCTGAAGTCATTATGAAACACATGCCAGATTGGCGTAAAGTTCTAAATGAATTGCAGCGTTATGGCTCAAGTGGTACTATTGATACTGGCATTTTAGTGTCTTTATCTGAAGTTTCTTTAAATGATCTTATGATCTTCTTAAAAGAAAAGAACTTCAAATCTATGCGTCAATGGGTTTCAAATAATATTGATTCTGAACCTGCTGCTATATACAGAAAGATCTATGACAATATGACTTCATATGTTGAACCATCAAGCTTACCACAACTTGTGCTTATTCTTGCTGATTATCAATATAAGAATTCTTTTGTTGCAGATCATGAATTAAATACTGTAGCATGTTTAACTGAAATCATGGCGGGGGTTTCATTCAAATGAACCCTTTTGATTACTTAAATGCAATTAACACAACCAAGAAAGATATCATGGTTGATGATCTTGCTGAAAAAAGCTACTCACCATTTATGATAAACCGTGGGTTATCGTATTTCCCTGATACTATTTTATACGCTAACGAAATGAACAAAAACCATCACATTGATCATCGTCTTCAATTCGATTTTTTTATAAATATAATAAGGAAAAAGAAAAGATTCTCTAAATGGGCTAAACCTGCTGAAATAGAAAATCTAGATGTCATCAAAGAATATTATGGCTATAGTAATGAAAAAGCTAAATCTGTATTATCGCTACTTTCTGATGGTCAAATTGAAACGTTAAAATTGAGGATGTATAAAGGTGGAAAACGAAAATAACAATATAATAGTGACATGGACGCCAGCTTCAATGTTGGAAATAACACTAAATGAACCTGATGATTTTCTGAAGATTAGAGAAACATTAACGCGTATTGGCGTAGCATCTAGGAAAGATTCTAAGCTATATCAATCGTGTCATATTCTGCATAAACAAGGTCGATATTTTATAGTTCACTTTAAAGAATTATTCTTATTGGATGGAAAACCATCTAATTTGTTATTGAATGACGTTCAGCGCAGAAATACAATCGCTACTTTACTTTCTGATTGGGGTCTCATTACGTTTGTTACCGCATCTCAAGCAGAAGATATAGCGCCATTACGACAAATTAAAGTCATTCCTTTTAAAGAAAAATCGGAATGGCAGTTGTGCCCTAAGTACAACATAGGCAACAGCAACAAAGATTATGATAAGAAAGCTATATAAGAAATTTAACAAATTAATGAAGTGTGGTCGAATTCACAGAATTCTGAATAAGATCACATAATTAATAAACAGGAAAATAACCTGTATAAATAATTATGGATTGCCCATTTGGGGATCTATATATTAACCTTGCTAATATCCTTAGGAGGAAACAAAATGGTAAGAAATACTATGAACGTGCCGCGTTCTTTATTCATTGGGTTTGAACCCATATTAAACGAACTTGAGAGAATCCACTCAGCTGGAAGATCCCAAGACAACTATCCACCCCACAATGTAGTAAAAATCGATAATGAAAATTTCATTATTGAACTGGCTGTGGCTGGTTTCGCTGAAGAAGATATCTTCATTGAAATCAAAGATGGGATTCTTTTAGTTAAAGGTGACAGTGCTAATGATGAAAGAGAGTATGCATATAAAGGTATATCGTCCCGCAAATTTGAGAAGAGCTTCCGACTCTCAGAATTTGTCGTAATCGACGGGGCCTCAATGGTGAACGGAATACTCGTAGTGAATGCTAGAGTTGAAGTTCCAGAAGAGAGGAGACCTAGGAAGATCGAAATCGGATCTACTGGGACATCAAAGAAGAAGTCATTTATTCAAGAATGACGGTGAGCAGCGAAAACTCAGTGGATTTTAAACCATCTACTGGAGTTAAATAATGGGCTATATAAGAAAGCACAAAGACGAACTCAGATCTGGCTTCGAAGCATGTATTATTGTTGGGGCAACTCTAGCGTTAGCACCAATGATGATTATCTTTCAAGCTGGTACTCTGTAAGCAACAAACTGAATTGGGGGGAGAAATCCCCTCTATTCTTTTAAAATAAACCTTTACATTACATTGAAAGTATGATATAATATACTATTATTCGGCATGGATACATTATGAAATTCTATACATCTATATCTCGTTACGGTAACCAGCTTCTATTTCGTGGTTATGACAACGGCAAAAAAATACAACAAAAAATTAAATATGAACCTACCTTCTTTGTTAATACAACAAAGCCTTCTGGTTGGTCAGCACTCGATGGGACAAAGGTTGCTCCCGTAAAATTTGAATCAATGCGTGATGCTAAGGAATGGTTACAAGTTAATCAGCAAACTGCAGGTCGGCATATCTATGGTAACAATAAGCATATTCCAGCATACATTAACGAAGCATTCCCTGGTGATATTAAATTTGATCGTAACCTAATTAACGTAACTTCAATTGATATTGAGGTACAATCTGATTCTGGATTCCCTGAGCCTGAAGAAGCTGCTCACGAAATCACAGCAATCGGTATGAAAAATAATATTGACAACACTTATTATGTGTGGGGTTTAAAACCTTACGATGTAGAAAAAACATATATGAAAGACTGTCGTGTAGTCTATAAGGAATGCGCTACTGAATCTCAATTGTTACTTGAGTATATTGCTCATTGGTCTAGTCCATCGCAATGCCCTGATGTAATCACAGGTTGGAATTCAAGGTTCTTCGATATACCATATATCGTCAATCGCATCCTAAGAATCCATGGCGAAGAATTCGCTAAACGATTATCACCTTGGGGATTGGTTGATCGTAGAGATATCACAACCATGCAGCGTAAACAATGCGCTTATGAAATCCAAGGTATTGCTCAAATGGATTACCTTGAACTATTCAAAAAGTTTGGTTATTCTTATGGACCTCAGGAAACATACAAACTTGATCATATTGCGCACGTAGTTCTTGGAGAAAATAAACTCTCATACGAAGAACATGGTAACCTACATACTCTTTACAAGTATGATCACCAAAAGTTTATCGATTATAACATTAAAGATGTTGAGTTGGTTGATCGCTTAGAACATAAGATGGGTCTCATTACACTAGCTCTCACTATGGCATATCGAGGTGGTGTTAACTATAGTGACGTGATGGGAACTACAGCTATCTGGGATGCTATTATCTTTAGAAATCTGTATGCTAATAACGTGATTGTACCCTTTGCTGAGGAAAAGTTTAAGTCTCCGTATCCGGGTGGTTACGTTAAAGATCCTAAAACTGGAATGCACGAATGGGTAGTTTCTTTTGATTTGAACTCACTATATCCTTCAATCATTATGCAGTATAACATGTCTCCTGAAACTATTATCGGCGGAAAGGTTGGCAATGTTACTGTAGATAAACTTTCTGAATCTCCTGTAACTCCACCTAGAACTAGCAATGAATGTATGGCAGCGTCTGGTCAGTATTTTACTACTGATAAGCAAGGGATACTACCTAAGATTATTGATCAAATGTACAGCGAACGTGTTGTCATTAAACGTCAAATGATTGCAGCCCAGAAGGAACTAGAAAAAGTAGACAAAACTAATAAGACCGAATTGTATAAAATACAACGTGATATTAGTATTGCTGAAAACCAACAAATGTCTATTAAGATTCTTCTTAATAGTTTATATGGTGCGTTAGGTAATAAGTACTTTAGATTCTTTGATCAACGTATTGCTGAAGGTATTACACTAACTGGCCAGCTCACCATTCGTTGGGCTGAAACTGCTATCAATGATTACCTTAGAAAAATACTTAAAACTAAAAAGGATTATGTCGTTGCTATTGATACTGATTCTGTTTACGTAGTCTTAGATGATCTAGTTAAAGCGGTCAGTCCGGTTAACCCATTGGAATTTGTTGATACTGTTTGTAAGGAAAAGCTTGAAACAGTCTTGGAAGATTCTTACGCTAAACTATTTGAAATGCTTGGCGGCATTGAAAATCGAATGGTTATGAAACGTGAAGCTATTGCTGATCGTGGCATCTGGACAGCAAAGAAAAGGTATATCCTTAACGTGTTGGACAATGAAGGTGTTCGCTATGCTGAACCAAAGCTTAAGATCATGGGTATTGAAGCTATCAAATCTTCTACACCGGCTCCATGTCGAGCGGCGCTTAAGCAAATGTTTAAAACCATTATTGCTGGCGATGAAATTCTAGTTCAACAGGAAATTGAAACATTCCGCAATCACTTCAAATCATTACCGCCTCATGAAATTGCTTTCCCTCGTGGAGTAACCAACCTTACACAATACATGGATAACCTTAAGATATACAAGAAAGGTACTCCAATTCATTGTAGAGGCAGTATCTTACACAACAAACTCATTGGAGATCTATCTCTAAAGAATCAGTATAACAAAATCCAAAATGGCGAAAAGATCAAATTCATCTATCTTCGCACTCCAAACAAAATCAAGGAAAACGTTATCGCCTTTGGTGATTACCTTCCAGAGGAGTTTGGATTACATCGGTTTATTGATTATGATACACAATTCAACAAAACATTCTTGGATGCTATTGAACCTATTCTATCAGCCGTTGGATGGACATCAGCCGAGGTAGCAACATTAGATGAATTCTTTTAAAAAAACAGTGTACAAACAACTAAAACTATGGTATAATAGATCTATTAATAAGGAGAAAACATGTCAGACATTAAATTATACAGATTAACAACTGGGGAAGAAATCGTAGCACGCTATGTGGGTGATTACCCTGATGGGCATTTTGTTCAAAACCCCATCGCGATGTATGCAGCCGAAGAAGGCAAAATTGGCTTTATGCCATTTATGCCATACACTGATGCAGCAGATGGATTAGAAATTAAAGACGTAAATATTGTGTTTATTCTCAATCCTATCCCTGAAATTATCGCGCAGTATGAGCAAGCAACTAGCGCTATTATAGTACCACCAAAGCAAGGAATTATAGTATGAGTGCAGATTGGGTAAGAGATATTGCAGAAATGCACCAAAAGTACGGTGTTCATGAATGGGTACTTAATAACCCAGAAAAACTTGAGCAGTTGCTACATTTTCGCGTAGCATTTCTTAAAGAAGAGTTTGATGAAACGTTTAAAGCAACTGGTGAAAAAGATGCTGAAGAAATAGTTGATGGTCTTATTGATCTATGTGTAGTTGCTATAGGAACTCTTGATATTTTAGGAATAGATTCTCACAAAGCATGGAGCACAGTTCATAAAGCAAATATGTCAAAGGAAGTTGGCGTCAAGGAATCACGTCCAAATCCATTAGGGCTGCCAGATCTCATTAAACCTGAAGGCTGGACCGCTCCATCACACACAGGTAATCATGGTCTCCTTAACAATATTTGATAGCATATACGACAACAAAACTAACAAGCGTATGGATTATAATTCGTTTGATCAGTTTGAAAGCGTATTATACAAATTGGCTAATGGTGATAAGTATCTAAAGAAAACTGATGCTCCGCTAATATCACCAGCCACATATAAGACCGGAACCACCCGAGCAAATGATAATGTAACAGCTTGGGGTGGTTTCGGCATTGTTGATGTTGATGACTACGAAGGCGATATTGCTGATATTGAAAAGAAGTATTCACAATATCGCTACGTATGTTACTCTACCGCAAGTTCTACTAAAGAACGTCTAAAGTTTAGATTAGTATTCCCTTTAACATCAGAAGTACCAGCAGATAAAATCAAACATTTCTGGTATGCATTGAACAAAGAAATTGGAGATATTGCAGATGCGCAAACCAAAGACCTCAGCCGAATGTATTACGTACCAAGCAAATATAAAGGAGCTTACAATTTCATCTTTTCACATGATGGATCTACAATGGACCCCACCGCTCTCATGGAATCTCATAGATACGTCGTACAGTCTGAATCATTTTTCGATAAGCTTCCAGAGTCAATACGAAACGGACTTATAGAACACAGAAAAACTCAGTTAAAAAATACTAGTTACACCTGGACTGGATATAAAGATTGTCCATTTGTAAATAAAAAACAAGTTGAAGAATACAAAGGTATCACTGGTGGTGGATGGTACCTACAAATGTATAAGATCATGGTTGCTACTGCAGGTAGTGCTGTGCAAAAAGGTTATCCAATAACATCTAGAGAAATTGAATGGATTTGTAGAGATTTGGATAATGAAACTGGTGGATGGTACGGAAAGCGTGACATAGCTAAAGAAGCAGACCGTGCTATAGATTTTGTGTTTAAAAATAATATTTAAGGATTATATTATGTTTGATAAATTTGAAGAAATAACTATGAAGATTTTAGTTTGGGTTTGTGTCTTAGCTTGGCCAGTATTGATATTATTCTTAATGTTTTCTCCATACGCTG